TGCGTCCCACCGTGCACCGGAGCGGTCACGATACTTATTCCATCGGCACTCCATCCGCTCATTCCGCTCTCGAAGCCGGGATTAGTCAGCAGGTTGTTGGTGCCCGGCTGGGTGATTACCACTGGACCGTTGAAGCTGAAATTACTCTCCGAGAGCAGGTACACGGTCTGCCCCGGCGTGAGCACTGGGAGCACCGTGCCCGGAGGAAACATCAGGTAATCGAATCCGCCCGCACGTTGCGCGCTGGCAAGCTGCCATGTGGGCTGCGAGGTGTACGCATTCGGCGAGGGTGTCGGCAGCATCGCCGTGAGATCGTACTGCCATACGCCAGTCTGCAGGTTGAAGACGGAGGTCTTGCGCCGCCAACTCCAGCGGGTCTCCATCAGGAAATGCTGCAGCGCCATGAGGAACTCGGAATCAAGGTCAAGGGTCTTCGATCCCCGGCGCTCGGTGCGTCGGTCAGCGAGTTCGATCAGCTGCGAGCGTGTCCAGCCGCCCAAAGCGGGAGGTATTAACAATCCGCTGCTCATACCAGCTGCTCCTCTTTCTTCCCCATTTCGCGGGCCATGATCTCAGCCTGATAGCTGAGGTAGTCGTCAATCGAATAGGCGTAAGAGCCCATATGTCCGGGCTTCACGCTGGTGTCGACGTGAATCTTGTAGCCACACTCGCGCGCCTTAAAGCAGAACGAAAGGTCTTCCCCGAACTCGCCATCGCCCCACGGGTGTTTCAGGAACTCGAACCACCACTCATTGCCTGTTTCTTTTGCCACCTTGCGCCGCCCAGCCTCGATGCGCTGTGCGGTCTCTTCCTTCATGCCCATGTGCTCGCGCTCATAGCGGCAGCTAAGGTAGTACTCGCCGATTTTGTCCAGCACCGTGGTCTTAGCGAGCATGAACGCTGCACCCACACCGCCCACCTCGATCAGCTGATTGAGCGGCCAATCGAAAGCAGTGCGGAAGCTGAAGAGTTCCGGCACCCATACCCGGAAGTTAGGGAGTGGTGGGTCTTTGCGCACCGTGCACGCGCCTGCCACGATGTCGAGATCGTGCTTCAGGAGCTTGATGAGCGCATCCTCGGGCGGCGTCATGTCGTCATCCATGAGGAGCACGTAATCGGTCGGCACCTGCTTTTGGCGGAGCTTCACGAGCAGGTCATTGCGCGCCCAGTGCACGACACTGGAGGAGATGCCGGGCTGCGGCGTGAGGAGACAATAAGGCCGCGAGGCACGCATCAGCGCGTCGACAGCCTTATTGGTCTCAGGAGCGGGAGCGGAGCGAGTAGGAACGAGCAGGCTAACGAGCGGTCGCCCATCCTTCAGGGCGTCATCAGCGAAGAGAAAGTTATACCCAAGTTCCTGCCGCAGTGCTTCGCGCCCCTCGGCGGTGCTTACGAGGCTCTTGGCCCTGCGCTTCTCGGTCTCGAACAGTACGGTATCGAGGGATCGAACGCGCTCGAATTCTTCGACGAATGCGTCACTCATCAGGATTCAGGGCAGCAACGACTGCAGCCATCCCCCCTTTTCGTAAAGCTGGCTTGAGTACCTCTTCGCCCCAGCGCAGGTTCGCGTCGATCTCAGCCGGAGTCAGCGGCTCGGTGCGCCGGGTCTCCCGCTTGTGCTGCAGGGCGCGCTCGGTTGGTCCCGTCTCCCAAGCTGCAGCGGTATCCGCGAGCAGTTCGTCCTTGGCTTGGAACACGTCATCGGGACCGCGCTTGTACATGTTCGGCATCGCCTCCGGCCCGCTGTAAATCTTGTTGTCGGAGGGATCACGGAAAGGAGTCGCAAAGTTCTCCGGGTTGCAGTACTTGCAGTGCTCACGCACTTTGCGACCCTTCTCATCAAAGACGAGAATCCCGCGCGAGGTGAAGGCCCCGCACTTACCGCAGTGCCACCCCATGAGCCTCCTTCTTGTTGTCCTTGGTCAGATTGAGCAGGGCATTGTTCTCCCTGATCTGTTTTTGAATATCCGCCAGCTGTCCCTGTGCCTTGCTCAGCTGCTGGTCAGGCGTGAGGTACATCTTGTCCCACGCTTCCCTGCCCGCCTGCCCATACATCACTGCTGGGTGCAGGTCGAGGTGGTACTGCTCCAGAGGATCGGAGGTCTCGTACTTTCCGCCTTCCTTGAAGTGAACGATTAGCCCCTCGATGCGCGTGACTTGCCCTGTCACCTTGTCGCGGATTTCCAAGTCGGAAACCAGATTGAGGCTCGGAGTGAAGATGCGGCGGTCGCGGATAGACTGGATGTGCCCCGCGCCGAGGTGGTAGTACTCCTTTGGGTCGAGAGTATGACGCCCCGGCTGGGCATCGCACTCGAAGCCGTCAGCATACTTGAACGTCTTGCCGCAGATGGTGCAGTGCGCCTCCCACTGCTTCGCCTTGATTCCCCGTAAATCCATAGTTGTTCTCCTAAAAAATCGGGGCACGGGCTGTCCCAGTAGCCCGTGCCCCAGTTCCGTGAGCAAACGAACAGGTCAAGCAAACTTTTGGAAATCGTAAATACGCGCGTGCCGGGCTTGGTGCCAAACGCGCCAGCCCGCCTGCGTCAGATACAAATCCTTGAGCAGTTTCGGATTGGTGGGGTCATAGTCGGGATAGAGGCGGGTGTCGAGGTTTTGCCCATTGTTGACCAATGGACAAAATTCAACCGAGGGCAGGTCGATGCCCAGCGCCTCATCGAAGGTGCCTCCATCCATGTTGTAGTTGTTGGCAATCAACCAGTTCCCGTTCGAGGTGACAAAGCGCTTCAGGCTTACCCCGAATACCTTGTCCTCTGCGCGCACGAACTGCTTCGAGGCTGCCCAGTAATCCATCGCCTCTTTCACCAGAGGCGCGGCCATGAGCAGTTTCTCCGGCGAGCCATAACGGAATGCCATGCGGCTCCAGTCAAGGAACGTCATTAGCGTAGTGGGCGTCGTGGTCCCGCCAGCGTCAGCGATCCAGCTGGAGATGATGGAGCGCACGCCCATGGAGGTGTAGACCGAGGCAGTGCCGTTGAGAGTTTCCGAGAAGCTCCCGAACAGGCCAGCATTCTCGATTTCCAGTTTCTGACGGCGTGCACCGAGCCACTGGATGCGGGCACGCTCCGGGCGGTCTCCGTAAATCTTGGTTGCAGCCGCAGTGCGGGAAATCTGCATGGGCCACTCAAAGATTTGCGCGCCGCTCGTCTTGGGTGATTTGACCGGGGTGCGAGGATTCTGGATCGCGCCGACTTCAGACTGTGCCACGCCCAGAATCTTCAGGTTGGCTACGTTGCTTATGGTGTCAACGCCAGTTCCGGCAAAGGCGCGGGTCACCGTAATGGAGTTGGTGCCGACTGCTGTCACCTGCACCAGTTCTTCGACGGTCGCCGTCGCCTCTGAGGTCTTCTGCACTGCAACCACATCATTGACGCCGAAGATGGTTGCATCAGCAACGGCAATCGTGTTCGCAGTGGTGGTGTTCGCGACCGTAGCATTGGCCTGCCCGAGCATCACGAGGTCGGCATCCTCGAAGAACTCGATGCGCGGCGAGTAAACATTCACCTTGCGCTTGCTGTTATTGGTGAGAACGTAGAGAGGTGTGCGATCTGGCTCAAGAGTGAGCAACCGAGTCGAAACATCGCGCACGTTCGACGTTTCGGTCGTGAAGGAGTTAAAGGTCGAGATTCCACGGACGGCCATGATTTACGTCTCCGGCTGCCCACCTGCGCTTTGGCTCAGCGTCCGCTTTGGCGTCCCCGCACGACTTGGTTAAAATTACCCTCTTGACGCGCGATCTCTGCGTCCAGAGCAGCCATCATCGGGTCGTCCTCTTCGTTTGCTGCACCTCGTCCCAGAGGGCCAGCTGTAGCTCGCCCCGCTCCCGTTGCCCGCGCAGCTTGGCGGCGTTGATCCGCCTTGCCTGCGAGCCTGCGCCCTGTCTCAACGGCTTCCGCTACCATTGCCGGATTGACCCGCTGCCCCGAGATGTGCCGCGCCAGAAGGGTGTACTTCATCTGCGCCTGTTGCGCCTGCGGCAATACCCTTCCGCTGCGATCTCGGAACACCATGTCATCGAAGCCCGGTATCTGCTCGGCTGCTTCGCGCATCTGCTGCGCGAAGGCATTGGCTTCCGGTGTTCCCCGGATGGCAGGGAATGCAGGAAGGCCGGGATACAGGGGCTTGCCCTGTTCATTAGTCTGCTGTCGCACACTTTCGTATGCCGCTCCGTACATCTGGCGCTCATACATCTGCCCGAAGCCCGGCATTGCGACTTCGATAGCTGCAGGCAGGATGTAGGGCACTGTGGTCGAAACGGCATCCGCCATAAACCGGGCAAGAATCGGAGCCTCGCGCTGCACGCTGTCCACGAGACCTTTCAGCACCGCCTTATCCTCCGGCGAGACGTTAGGGTCTTCGAGCGCTTTCACGTTCACATTGAACATGCGCAGCAGTGTGTCTCCGACTTCCTTGACTGATTGCTGGTCAAACTGCGTCTTTACGAGGTTGTCAATCTGCTCGTAATACGCGGTGCGTTGTTGCGCCACATCCGGCGCGGGTTGTGGTGTTGCAGGCTGCTCCGGTTCGTACTCGGGGGTTGGCTCCCCTTCCTCTTCGAGCGCCTGTTCTTGGGCGATCCGCCGTTGAATTTCGTGATCACCGTCGATTTTATCGAGCAGGAGATGCTTCAAGTCCTCGGGCGTTTTCGGGTCTTGCAGCGCCCTCCATGCACTCGGGTAGCGCTGGGCATAACCTTCGAGTTCACGCTGGGTGAGGTCTTTGAGCCTTTCCTCCACGGAGGGTGGCTGTTCAGCCTCTTCAGGTTCCTCTTCAGGTTCTGGCTGCGCTGGTTGCTCTGGCTCGCCTTCCTCTTGGCCGGGAGCTTGCTCCGGCTCGCCTTCAGTCTCTTCTCCTGCGTCGGGTGCGGGACGTTCTTCCGCAGCGAGATCGACCTCGGCAGATGGCGGGCCTAGGAACGATGAGTAGTCACTCTGTACCGTTCCCTGTCCTTGGTCTTCAGCGGCTGGTGGTTGGCTCACTGCCGCCGTTGATTCATCGGTCATTTACTCCTCCAAATCTCGCGGGGTTGGCTCCCGCGAGCCTGTTGCAGAACTTGCAATGAGAGCTTCGTCGGTCAGTAGCTCCCAGAATTCATCAAGCAGTTGCGCCTTGGCCGCATTGTCGGCGGCAACCTCGGGATTGCGCGGCACCGTTGCCATCGCGTTGGCACATGATGTTTTGTGCGCGAGTGCTTGTTCAGCGACGAACTTTTCGAGCGCGCTCTTGAGCGGACCTCCGGCTGCGAGAAAGCTCAATAACGCGGCTTGCTCCACGTCGGTCCAGTCGGTCACAAGAATTTTTCGATTAGGTGAATCAGTTCATCGTCCGTAGGATTGCGAATCGCCTTGATGCTCGGTTCGCCCACTCCGCTGAGCGTTGCCAGCGAATCGGTCATGACCACCGCCCCGCCTGTTACGGCAGTTTCATGCCCTAGTAGCATCTGCAGCTGCAAAGGCGAGAGGTGCACAACCTCGCTCGCCGCTGCGCTTCCGATGGGATACAGCTGGGAGTGCAACCGCATAGCGGTTGCAAATGCCGTGATGCCGCGCCCACCGAGCGTCCTAGCTGTGCCGAGCCTCAGCTTTGCCCTGAGAGGAGTAACGGGAGATAGCAGAACACTACGGGTGATCTCCTCGTGCTCTCTCTCTCGAACATAGTCACGGCGCACCCTCTCGTATCGGCTCCAGCCTGCAACTGGCTGCGGCGGCTGGACGACCACCACCCCTCCGGTCTGGACTTGGACCGTACCGACTCCAGAGGAAATGCTCACGCCAGTAAGATTGACGGTTACACTTTGCCCAACTGCAACTGTCGGCGTCCCAACTCTGGAGGCGAAGCTCACACCAGTGGGACTGACGGTTATATTTCGCTGGGCCGCAACTGTCGGCGTTCCCTCTGCCACGCTGAGCGCATTGCCTGTCGGCGTGACAGTGATACTGACGGGTTGGACTACCCCAACACGAATATCTACAAACTCATTGCCGTTGTTGTTGGGTAATGCCGCCAGCGTCGCAGGCCAGCCCGTTGTTCGGACAGTGGCGTCATAATGATTCGCGCCATTGGCGGAGAACGTGAAGGCGCAGCCACTAAGGTCTGCCGTAGCCATCAACCGATACTTTTGCCCACCAACAAGATTGGGAGTAATCGGGTTGTTGCTTGCATCGGTGAAGGCAAAATGATCGACCCATCCCAGCGACGTGCTTGAGACAGTGAGCGCTGCCGAGCCTTGAGCTACTAGGTTCGTGTTGTGGGTTCCATCGACGGGACCGTAAATCGCCAGTCGGATATGCGCCGCGCTGCTTGCTACCTTGCAATACAGTCCTAATTGAACTAACTGGAAGTTGCCCGTGCCGGGACACTGAACCAAGCTAAGCGTGGAGTCGTTTTCAGTGGAGAACGCCGACAAGGTATCTGTCGATGTTCCGCCTAGCGGATTCCCCGTGGATGTGCAGCCACCGAAGTATGTTGTCGCCACGGCTAGTGTTTAGGCGAGTCTAAGGATTGCATTGGATGCGTCAGCTGTGGGAAATGTGATGGTGAATGTTCCCGCTGTGCTCGTCTGATCGGCACCGAAGTCTAAAACGCACACTGCTTTATTCGATTTTGATGAGTTGTAAATCAACGCCCCGCGAGCCGTGATGGTTGCTGATGTGAAAGTCACAGTCGCGAAGTTGCAAACGGCGGTATCGCCCGACAGAACCGGAGTTGAACTCACAAGAGCGGCTCCTCCGGCAGCATACGATCCACTAGCGGCCACCTCGTTCGTGGATGAATACGCAGTCGCCGTCTTATCGAGCGATGCCGCTGAGGTGTACAGCGCGAGCTTAAAAGCATCGCCCGTCGATGCCGTAAAATTATGGGTCGCAGTGAGCACCTCAGTTTTGAAGCTGTTACAAACCGCTTGAGTGATTGTCATTTTTTCACCCCAGTCTCACCCGCCAGTAGGATGCCTTTATCGACTCTTACCTCAATATCCTGCCGCACAAGCTCACCCGACTTCTTTTCAAAATATTGCTCGATGATGAGCACACCGCAGGGAACTTTTTTCTCAGTCGAAACATGACGCAAGAGAGTGCGTGGAATCCAGCCCTTCGTAGTGTTCATGCGACACTCATAATCGCGTGCGCTCCCGCTGCGGGCAGCGTCACGATAAATGTTCCATTGGTGCAGGTATGATCCTGACCAAAGTTGATTACGGCCACCGCACGATTTTGCTTTGATGCGTTGTAGATCAAAGCGCCGTGGGCGGTAAACGAAGCATTGAGCCACTTAGGATCATCGAAGGTTAGATAGCCTGCATTGCCAGCAATTCCGGTCTTGCGCCCGCTCAAAACAATCCCGCCTTTGGTGTAGCCGTTGCGATTTCCGTTTGGCACTTCGCCTTCCTGCCCGCCATAGCTTCTGGTTTCGGCATCAAGATCGGCGGCGTTCGTGAACAGCGCCATCATGTAGGTATCATCGGAGTCGTGGACCCCATCCAGAATTTCTTGCTTGAAGCTGGTGGGTAACGCGCTTTTGATCGCCATCCTATTCCTCGTTGATCTCCGCGCCTGTCGTGGCTCCATCCTCGCCCCTTATCAGCTTGAGGATGCGCTTGCGCTTCGCTGGTCCGTGCTCGATGGTCAAATGCAGGTGCGCAGTCGGCGGTGCGGGAGCGGCGGCTTCCTTTGCCGCTGATTTGCTTGCGCCGCCGTTAGGTTTTCCGTTCGGCTTGTTCTTCTGCGCGGCGACACGCTCCTGTGATTTCAGCCCGGCTGAATGCTGGCGTTCCTGCGCTTTGATCTGCGCATTCTTTTGCTCGCCCTGTGAGCGCTGCTGCTGTGCGCCCTGCGTCATTGCGTGGCGGTGTTGCTGCTCCGCCTGCACCATGGCATTAGTGTGCTGTTGTCCCGCTTCGGTAACGTTGTGAGCGTGCTGCTGCGCTGCCTCATCCATAGCGTGACGGTGTTCGAGGTGCTGTTGCCGCATGGCGTGCCCGTGCTCCAGCCCTGTAATAAGCGCTTCGTGCATCCGGTCATCATCTTGCTGCCCGGCATCGTGGGCATGCTGCATCGCCTGCATCGCAGCTTCGCCTTGCTGCCGCTGTTGATCCTGTTCGGCTTCGCCCGGCGAGAGCAGGCTGTCGGCAGCTTCGCCCGCTTTCTGTCCTGCATCCGCGATGTTGCTGATGCCCTCGATCTGATCTTGGCTTTCGAGGGTCTGCGAGGGTTGCAGGCCAATCTCGGGCAGCAACTGATTCACAATGTCGGCTGGCATCTTGTCCATGGGCACTTGGATGTTGACGTTGATCTTCGGCGGCGGCGGTTCGGGCGGTCCCTGCTGCTCTGGGAGCAGGTAGTCGTCCGGGTTGCCGATCCCGCGAATGGTCGACAACTGGAAGCGGATGACCTTGCGGCGGTCCATCACATCCGGGTTCCCCATAGCTACTTGCGTGAGGTTCTGGGCTGCCTGCTGGCGCACCTCATCGTCCACGGCAAGATACGAGCCAGCCTCCGGCTCAACCTCGAAATCCTGCTGGATTTCCATCGGGTCAAGTTGAACTGCATACACCTTGTTGCCACTGTCACCCTTGAGTGCCCAGTCGGGCGGCGGTCCTTCAATTTGACTGACGCGCTTGCGCAGTCCCTCACCCCAGTAGCGCTCCTCAATCGTCCAGCGCTGCGACTGGTCGCGTCCCTGCTGATTCATCCATAACTTTTTCTGCCCCAGTTCCCGCAGGTAGCGGTTACGCGAATCAAACTTGAATTGGGTCAGCGCGTCGGCAGCTTTGGACGCGAGCAGGGCGGTTGTCGCCGTCCTGCCCGCCTGCGGGTTGGCCGCAGTGCCCGTCTCGGTCGAGGTAAGCGACGGCTCGGCCAGCGACATCATCCGCATGATCTGCGCCTCGCGCTCGAATGCCCCCGTAGGCAGCGGCGGTTCCACCAGCGGCTTGACACCGTTAAGGTCCGCAACCTGCAACTCGCGGAACAGTCCGCGCACGATCACCTCGGGCTCGATGTTCACGCCCGTGCGCCGCAGGATGAAGGGCTTGAGCAGGTTGGTGATGTAATCAAAATTCTGCGCAACCGTGAGGTTGTGCATGTTGTACAGGTGGCGCAGCAGACGCGGCGTGGCATCGCCATAATGGGAAATTAAATCGGGCAGCGGTGTAAGGTCGGTGTACTGGTACTTGCCATACAGATCGAACTGGTACGGCATCCGCCCGAGACAGCGGTCGCGCCACTTTTCCGAGCACCACGTCGTGTATATCCTGCCGTCATCGCGATCCTGTGAATGCTGTTCCAAGATGTTGAACTTTTTGCGCGGGCGCAGATTGAGGGGAAGGTAATACTCCTGCTCGCGCTCGCGACCAATCGAAGCGTTAAACATATTGCGCAGGTCTTCGTTCGGTTCTTGGTCGCGCAGGTCGGAGTCGCCGCCAGTGTCAATGAGTTCCTGCAGCGCCTCGGGATCGAAGGCAGAGGTCTCCTCCCCCGTATCGGGGTCTTCATAAGTCATGCGCGACCACTTCTGCAGCTGTAGGTCGTTCACCGTGTACTGCTCGATAGCAAACGAGGACATCGCGAGCGTGGGCGTGTTAGGTTCGAGGTAAAGATCGCCGTTGAAAATGAACTTTACGACCGGGCCATCGTATTGCTTCAATTCTTCGGGTACTTCGACCTCAGTGCCCGTCTTCGCCATGAACTTGGCGATCTCGTTGTCATCCATCTCCGGGCCGTAATAGCCGATGGCTTCCTCGATCTCCGGCTCGCTCGCATTTTGCGACCTCATAATCGCGGCGCGGTTGCGGTAGATGACGTTGGAACCTTTCATGATGGCGCGGCGGAATCTCATCATCCGCTTCAGCGTGTCCCAGTAGACCTTGCTGTATCCATTGCCGAGCGCTTCCGCCGCGAGCACGACGCGCACGTCGTGGAAGGCTTCATCGGAACGCGCATATTGCTGCATGGAGAGACCGGAGAGCATCTCGGCGGTGGTCGGGTCGCCCCCGATATAGCGCAGGCGATAGGGGTTGGCTGTCATGCGCGCGGCGTTCTTGCGATAGATGATGTTCAGGTCGGGCATCGCCACGTTGGTGCGGCTCTTGTCCTCGGTCTGGGTCTCGACTCCGGCGCGATCCCGCTTCATGATGGGCGCAGTCTTGCATTTGATCCCGCGCCAAACCTCTGTCCACTCGTCATAGAGGTTCTTACGCATCCACTTGCGGCTTTCGTTTCGCCGCTCGATGATGTCGGTCACCACTCGCTGCTCATTCGGCAGGAGCGGTTTCGGCTTGGCTGGCATATCAGTAAGAGAATCCCCGCGCCATGGGCACAAAGCTGTCGTTGGCGCTGATGGTTTCGCGCGAGATATAGATCGGGTTTGACATCTCGATATAGCGCAGGTTGTCGGTCATGTGATTGCGGACTTTCACAGGCTTGCCCGTGGGGTCTTGCCGCTCGATCTGCAGCGGGGTCAGTAGCTGGCGGCGGTTGGTTTTCAGCTGGTGAATGAGTTCCGGGCAGCGCTCTCCGAGGATGTGGATGCGGCTGGTGGGGTGATACTCGCCATCGTTCCCCATACGCTCAATCAGCTTCAGCCCCTCGTTCACGCATTCGACGCCGCTCTGGCGATCTTTCTTGGCATCATCGAAGTACGGTCGCCCCACGTCGAGGTCAATCATGTGCTTCTGGTAGCGCTGCTGGTAGTTTTCCTGCTCGGGATCGTCATTGGTTCCCTTCCCGAAACTACGGGCGGCATAGTCGATCACGCGCGCAAAGATTTCTTCCTCGTAAATCTCGCCCTTGTGGCGGTTCTCCGGGTTCTCGCCGGATTCGAGGTACTTGATGGTCTGCACGTACTCGCGGATGTTTGGCCCCTTTTCATCCTGTGGACATGGGCCGGGCTTGCCGTGGAGCATTCCTTGCTTCCATTCAAAGCAAACCTTGGAGGGCCATAGCTCGCGGTAGTACCAGCGCTCGCCCCATGGATCGGTCGCACACCACAGGAAAGCGTGCGGGATGCCGGGATGCGGGTCGACCGACATGCGGCGCGTCCAGTCGGGCGGAATCTCGCGAGTCGGCTCGACTGTCACCTTTTCGTTGAAGTTGAATAGCAGCGCACCCAGCGTTGCCTCGGCGTCGATCTCGTACTCCTTCAGGTAGAGCGTGGGGTCGGTCATGCGCTGGAAAGCAGCGAACGCCCATGGGGAAAGATGCTTGTTGATCTCAGGCACGAAAGTTTTCGCGCCTTCGCCCTTGTCCGGGTCCGCTTCGTAGTGCAGGCGCAGGATGGTAATACCATGCGCGTTCTTCCACGAGGACATCCCTACATGCGGATGCTCAACCGGATTTTTCTCGGGCGGCTTATTCACCAAAGAACTGATCTCCTCTTTTCTTGGCGCGAATCGCGGGCAGTGAAAGCTCGCTGTGTTTCACCTTGTGCGGCTTGCCTGCGACGATTGCCGTCTTCAGGTTCGGCGCTGGGATGCCGTGGATGTGGCGGTACGCCGTCCACTTCCGGTATGCCTCTTTGGATTTGAAATGCTCAATCGGCATGGCTCATTCCCCATACAACGGGTCTTGTTCCTCGATGTGGATGCACTTGCCGCAGCGGAATTGCTGCGCGCCGGGCTGGGGGTCGTAGTCGTTGCAGCATCCCAGCTGCGAACTCACGCCACCTTTCACCGCGACGTGATTGCAGTCGGCATCCTTGCGAGCGCCGCGCAATTCCATGTAGTCGACCGACTCGGCAGAGACTCGCGACATTTACTCTCCGAAGAACTGGCTCGGCTTTCTCGATCCCCGTGGCGGAGCTGCACGCCCGCCGCTGCTAGCAGCCGCTGCCTGTTGACCACCCGACCTAATGCCTGAAATCCCTAGGGGCTTTAGCCATCGCATGTTTGGGTTCGGCGGTCCCACGATTTTGACGTTTCGGCCAATGGTGGTGCCCGGATTCGCATCATTCCTGCCGAGCGCTGCGGAGCGAATGCTCGGATTCGCTGCGTTGATAGGACCGCGATCCGCTGCGGCCATGCCGAGCGGATTTTTCCCGCCCGTCCCAAGATTTGCCGGAGTGGTCTTCTTGGGCGGCGCAGCGGTGCTGCCCACAATGACCTTGGGCGCAGGCGCTGCAGTGCTGCCAACTATGGTCTTGCGAGGTGGCCCTGCGGTCGAGCCCACAATGGTCTTGTTAGGCGCAGTCTGGTAGCGCGGCGAGGTCGCAACGGTTTTGATCGGTGCGCGCCCGGTAGGTCCGACAACAGTCTTGCGCGGTGGTTGTACTGGAAATGCCATGGTGTTGCCTCCTCGAAGTCGATTTGCCAAATGCGGGCGCAGGTGCGCGGGAGTGTTGGGGGAAGCGTATGCTGCGCGCACACCCTGCATCATGTGCTCATGCTTGAACGCCATAATCACTCTCCATAAAACTGGCTGGGCTTGCTCTTGCTGCCGCCTGCAAATCCCAGCCTGCGCGCTTTGGCCTTGATCTTGGCTGCGAAGGCTGCGCCGTGGTGCATCTTCGCGAAGCCGATGGCTGCAGCAGCGTGCCGGGCGTCGGGCATGGGATAGGAACCCGTGCCCGATTTTCCCGGCACTCCCCGTTGCGATTTCGGAACTGCCTTCTTTGCGGACTCCGACAGGATTGCCATCGCTCACCTCCCGCCCAGCACTACGGCGAGCGCCCACAGGAACAATCCGAGGGGCACGAGACTCACCCGCGCGGGCTCGATGTGCAGCGCTGCCGCGAAGAACGACACCATGGCGAGAATCAACAGCACTAAGTGAATGGTTAGCATGATTACCTCCGGGTTTCGTGATGGAACCAGCCCACCTCGTCGGAACTCACCGCGACAATCTGCTTACAGACCGGGCGCACCGCGTTGAACGATTGCTCGGCTTCAGGAAGAAAGGCGCTTTCGTCCTGCATGTAGCCGTAAGGGTGAAAGAGTCGTACTTGGTTTTCGCCCTGCGGCACCGCGAGGATGTGGGAGCCGTTCGCTCGTTTCAGTTCCACGGAATTGGAGACCACCAGCGGATTGCGCTCTTTCATCCAGTCGGGTTGACGGTTGAAGAGGATGCGGCAGTAGTCGATCAGCTGTGTCGCCTTGTCCTCTTTTTCGGTTTGCAGAATCCAGAAGATATGCGGGAGCCACTGACACATCCAGCTGATGTAGCCGCACACCAGCCACGAGGTCATCATCTCCCGCGATTTCGGAATAAACAGGGTGTCGCAGGTCAGCAGGTACATCATCGCGACTACGAGGTACTGCTTTGCCGGAAACGGCGCGACAGGCGGCGTCCCCTTCTGCAGCCAGTGCAAATCCTCGGTCGCGGTGTACTGGGTCAGCCAGAGCATAGGCCCGGCGTCGAGCGAAGCCACGCGCTCGGCACACTTCGCCCATATCTGCCGTTTCTCCAGTTCCTGCTTGATGAGAATGTTGGTGATGACGCCCTCGCGGTGACCTAGCGAGAGCGCGCTATTGCCATTGCTCACTGAATTTCTTCGGGTTTGCCTTCGAGGGTGCGCGCTGTGGCTTCAATCGCCTTGCGCTTGCGTTTTTCCGCCGCCTCATCCTCCGGCCAATAACCGTGTTCGAGGTGGAACATGAGATCGGCATCGGAGCGCTCACGCAGCTGCGCGGTGATGTCGTTTACTTCTAATTGCTGCTTGGGCTTGCCTTCGCAGCGGTCGATGATCTCGCTCAAGGCCATGATGCGGGTCTTGTCGAGTTCGGGATCGGGATCGGTGGCGCAGGTGATGAGCAAGTCTGCAATGCGCTGCGCGAAAGTTTTCTTGGTCTTCGGGTCAATCGCGGCGAGCTTCTCGCGCAGCGCCATGGTGACAAGGGTGCACATCTTGTGGCTTGCCCGGCCCATGGGATTCCCCAGCGGGTTCCCCGATTGGCCCGGCTGATAGCGCCTGCCCTTGCTGGTGAGATTGGGGTACTTATCCAGCTTGTCCGACATGGCTTACTTCTTTTTCCACCCCATGCCGTGCTGCTCGTGTTCCTTCTCCTTGTCCTTCTCAGTGGTGGAGTGCTGGTCAGCTTCAGGCGGCAAAACCTTATTCGGCGGGTTCGCCTTTTTCGGTTGCGGAGGCGGAGGCGGCGCGGCAGTAATGAAAGCCTTCTGAAATACCGTCACTGGCGAACTGGCATTGATGATGTCATCGCCGAAAAACGCAGCCACCATCGTGCTGGCATCATCCGGCGAGGCAGCCACGCATTGCACGCCTACCCCCATGGGGTTCGATGTTTGCTGTGATTTGAGGTAAACGGTGATACCGTATCCGTTGATGGTATCGTATGTCGTGCTACCATCCGGGCTGGTGACCTTGGTGTCGGGTTTTTCCGGCGTAGTGGTGGGCTTCTCGGTGCTGCTCTTGGGTTTCTCTTCCGTGCTGGTACTGGTCATTATGATTCCCCTTTCGGTGGTTTAACTTTGATCCGGCTTGCGAATCATGCGAGTGAGGTGTAAATCCCCGAACTGATAAGCTGGGGCGCACTTTGAATGCCCGTCAGATCGCCCGCAAACTGGGTCTTGATGACCTGCTGCGCATCATAAGGCGTTGCGCCAATCGCGCTCACGTTCACCCCGAGATGCTCGCCCTGTTTCTGCTTCGATTTCAGGTTGATGGTGAAGCCATAAACGTTCACTAGTTGAATCGCCATAATTTTCTCCTCTAGGGATGGTCAGGAAACGATCCAATCGAACAGTTGGGCACGCAGTACTGGCTCGCGGTCTCGGCGGCATCAATTGCGGAAAATGACTTCACGCCCATATCGCCGTCCGTGCCGCCGTTGGATTGCCCTGCTGCGTACTTACTGGTTTTGCCGTTGCACGCTGCTTCGCCATGGCACAGGCGATAGTCGTGCCAGTTGGACAGGATGTAATTGAAGGTCGAGGTTGACATCTCGCCCACGATGCCGATGCAATTCTCAGTTACAGGGTCGTTGGTCGTGCAGTACTCGGTCGCATCTCCCCAGATCGTCGTGATCGGTAGAGTTTTCGCGCCGTTGTCCCATTGCGAATAGCACGCCGCGATGCCGCCCGCTCCAGCTGAGTGGCCGGGACAAGTCACCGTCACATCGCGGCTCGGAACCGCAATGTGGTTATAGTTCAGCGTGCCCACGTCCCACATGCACGTCTCGCTTCGATCACCTTCCCCCACGGGCGGGGCGTTAGGACCGCCCGATGTGCTGAGAATGTTCACCCAGTGGTTATTCGTAGCCATCGCACAAGGCTTGGTGGCGGGAGAAACCAGCGGCGAGGATGGAGACTGGGCAGCATTGACTGTGGACTGCCCGAACTCAGAATTGTGATCCGCCCAGAAGTGATCGGGCGTGCCTTGATTGTTGGACACGTCGCAGGTGGAGGTTCCGTTCGCTCCCACGCTGGGATAGACCACCGTGAGGCTAGCAGGGATGGTTCCTGCGATAGCTTTGGTGCCCAGCGTGGTATTGTCACCAGTCTGAAAACTGGTGTCGGGCGAACAGTTAGTAACCCGCACATAGTCGCCAACGTGGAAGCGTCCTTGCCCGTTCGCTGCCACATCACTTCCATTCAGCGCAACCGTGACCACGTTGCTGGAGCGCGTCAGCGTCGAGCCTGTCCATGTCACACCCGCTGAAGATGAGGCGATGCGTGTGCTGAATGCGATGGAGGCTTGGCAGCCGGGATTGCTGATGTTGATGTTGTACATCAGGTTGTTGACGTAGTAATAATTCGCCACCGTGTCGGAGTTCCCGCCGCCGCCGCCGTTGCCGAGATCGGAACGAAATCCGCCGCTCATGGCCGCGCAGTTGGTTCGCATGATGTTGTTGGTGATGGTCGAATTGTTCTGCGTCGTCCAGTAATTCGTGTTACTGCCGCTGCCGATAACCGCGCTGGTCTGGTT